ATCCAGCGTTTAGCATCATGCATCCACGTCTCGGTAGCGAGCACTCGTGGCAGAACGTTCAGGAGGCGTGTGAATCCGCGACGTTGGTCACCGTGTCGGCACCGTCCCTGCTGAACGTCTACGCACGCCGAACCGCGGGTGATGTACTGCCTAACTACGTGCCACGTGCGTTCACCGAGTATCGTCCAGCGGAGCCGATGCCGTTCGTCGGATGGGCCGGCGCGATCTTCTCACATCCGAACGACCTGCAGCAGATGGGTCCGACGATCTCCAAGGTGTTGCGCGAGTTCGGCACCTTCCGTCTCATCGGTCCTGGTGACCGGCTCGAGACGGTCGTCGGCTCAACACTCGCCGATAAGATCGATGTCGTCGGGAAGATCGAGTTCCTCGACTGGCACAAGGGTCTCGCGGATCACATCGGTGTCGGTGTTGCACCTACCGCGAACACCCGCTTCAACCGTGCCAAGTCGTGGCTTAAGCCACTGGAATACGCGTCGGTCGGGGTCGTTCCGATCTCATCGGAGCGGGTGGAGTACGTGCGACTCCAGCGGGACTACGGAATCGGGTTCATCGCGCCTACGACGAAGGACTGGTACCGAACGATCTCCCGATTGCTCAAGAACGAGGGCGAGCGGGCGACGTTGAGCGAGATGTGGCGGCAGGTCGTCATCGATCATCTCACGATTGAGAGAAACGCCTTCAAATGGCTCGAATCGTGGACCCGAGCACTGGCGATTCAGCGTAGTTAGCCCGTCTGGGCTGCGTAGCTCTTACAGACAAGAAAACGGTCCGTCTCCAGGGTAACTACCTAGGGACGGACCGTTCTATGTTCTGGGGAGGTGATTGAACTGGGTCAAACGGGTAATATCAGTTAAACTGGCCAGGAGACGCCGCAGTCCACGCAGATTTCTTTATGTTGTTCAACCTGCGGGACGATGTTCACGCCGTCGCAGATGATGCACTTCGTTCTCGACCGTGGACGTGTCAGTGACCGGCGAGTTGCCTCACTCGTGCCACCCCAGACGCCCTGTTCGAGATGCTTGAGGGCCCACTCAAGACATTCCGGTTTCACGGGACAGCGACTGCAGATCTCACGTGCCGCCGCGGTCGATGACGGTGCATCATACTTGGGATAGAAGAGATCGATCGGTTCATCCCGACAGATCCCGTTCTCCTTCAAGAACCGTACCTTTACCTCCGCCATGATGTTACTCCTACATGCGACTCGCCCGAGCCACGTTACGAGTGGCTCGGACGAGTGGATCGAGTGTTCAGTTGTGAAGTAATCGCACCACGGTCTTGTTGATGGCCTTCGTCGACTGACCCTCCAGTGCACCGAGGAAGCGGGACTCGGCGGTGCCGCCGGACCGCTGCCAGTCGAAGTACTCCGACACGGCGTTGACGAGACCCCAGCCGGTACCGGCGAAGCCGACCTGCTCAGCGTCACGCAGGGTGATGATCTTCTGGATGACCTCGGTGGTCTTCGGTCGCGCCGGCAGGACGTCGTTCAGTACCGCAAACGCACGGTCCTCGTCGACCTTCTCGTCGATCAGCCGCGCGACGAGCAGCTCGAAGCGAGCCGCGTAGGCGGCCATCTTCGCCAGCGAGTCCTTCGCCTCGGCGAGCTTCACGTGCATGTTGTGCGAGTGCTTGATGGACCAGCGGTGGGGTACACCCTTGGTGAACGACGAAAGCGTCAGCTGGTTCATGCACCGGTCACGCAGAGGCATGACCATGACCTCGATACCACGCGAGCGATCGTGCGACGTGCGAAGAACGGCGTACAGGTCGTGCGGGTCCACCTGGGCGACCTTGTCCAGCTCGAACGGCGCCTTCACAACGATGAAGCCCTGACGTCCACCACGCAACGCACCGGCGGCGACGTACTGCGAGTCGACGGCGTCCATGAAGTCGAACGCCTCGGCGTACTGAAGCGGCTGGTAGATGTCGGAGACGAGGTCGAAGAACTCGCCCGTGTCCTCACGGATGACGGCATTGCGCTTGGGTGCGATGAGTCGCGTGTCCTTGTGCAGGTACGAGATGGCGGTCAGAATGATCTTAAAGTCGAGTCCGCCGAGCTTCGCGGCCTCGCCGGCGGTCTTCGCACCGTCGACGAGCTTGCCGAGCTTCATCCACGATACCTCACGCGTGGAGAACTGCGTGTCGGTGAGGTTCGTCGGCACGGCGGTGACGGCGGGTTCTACGGTGATCGTCATGTCATGTCCTCTCAGCTGTTGGTGATGTAGGTGTAAGTGCGGGACTTGCCCGGGTGATGTGGCGAGTTGCGGGTGATCTCGATCGACTTCAGTTCACCGTTCTTGAGCATGGCACGAAGAACCGGACCGTGTGACATCAAGAAGTTGGTCAGCGGAACACCCGGGTGTTCCGTGTTCTTGTACTCGGCGATCTGCCTGAGAATGAACTGCTTCGTGCGCTCGTACTCGGTCATGTCCCGTCCTCCAGCCGTTTCGTCCTGATGAGACTATAGTATCACAAAGTAGGTGCGATGCAAACCTGCATCGCACCCATAAGATCAGAAGTACTTCTTGCGGCAGACCGGGCCGATGCCCAGCGTAACCGACTTGGTGTTGGTGAGCGTCTTGCCGCAGCAGCAGCAGTGGTTGATCTTAAGCGAATACGCCTCGGCGGCCTCGATCGTCATCTTGTCACTCGCGTCGAGCGTGTTGAACACACCCGGTGCGTAGGTGTAGATCGGCTTGCCGTCGAAGAGCTCCACCCGCTGGGCGTAGAGGTAGCCGCTCTGGGAGCGCTTCACGCGGTAGACGATCTCGTCGTGAACGTACATGCCCGGCTTCGTCACGGGCGTCCGCTCCAGAACCGCGACGGCCGTCTTCACAGCCGTGACTGCGGGAGCGACGGTGGCGTAGCACGCCTTAACCTCGGCGACCGTCTCGTGGCGGTTCTTGCACTTACCGCAGATCATCATCGTCTTCTCCTTCATCCTGTCCTCTTGCCGTTAACTATATAGTACCACACATCATGTCATAACGAAAGGACCCCGCCCAAGATTTTTTTCTTGAACGGGGTCACACCACGCGACGTGAGTTGCTACGTCCTGATGACGGGCAGCTGAACGGTTGTGGCTGTCGCGTCCGCGCCGTTCGCGTGTAGGTCGGCGAGAAGCGACTCCGGCAGAGATGCGGTACTCGGCACCTGCACCGCCATCTGTGCGATCTCCTGGGTGTGGATTCGCTGGAACGCGGCCAGCTTGTTCTGCAGGTCCGCGATCTCCTTGTCCTTGCGCTCCAGGTTGCCGTTCGCCAGTGTCTTGACGTCCTGTGAGTCTTGACGAACCTGCCGCAAGGCGACATACCCACCTACACCGGCGATGGCGATGATGAACGTGGAGATCGCGTCAAGCTTCTGACCGCCCCACGCGACCAGCGCGAACACGGTCGCGCACAGGACGGTGATCAGCGCGACGTGAACCCACTGGAGGTTCTCGAACCACTTCTTGGTGTCAGGGGACGTGCTCAATGAGTGCTCCTACTCGGGCTTGCGGGTGAGAACGGCATCGTAGTTGCCGGCGGCTCCGGTGCTGTTCTCCACGGCGAGGGTGAGATTCTTCACGGCCTGCAGCAGCTCAGTCGCCTGCTCCTTGGTCATGAGGCCGTCGAACTTAGCCTCGAGCGTCTTGAGCTTGGCGGCGAGCTGGTTCGGGATGGTGACGTCGCTCGTCATCTTCGGATCGACGTTGTCGTTCTTCTTGACGGTCACGCTGTCGGCGAGGTAGAGGAGTCCCTGCTCGACCTCGATGCCGGTGATGTACGCCTGGCGATCGGGAACTGTCATTTCATTCATCCCCTTTGGAGACATCTGCTCTGCGGTCGTGTCATAGCCTGTGCCGGTGGCTGAGTTCTCACCCGTGGAGCCGTGCTTGCCGGAGACGTGCACGTGATCGACGTGTGGGTTACTCCCTGTGTACGCCCTAGGTTGAAAGTTCGACGAGCGCGACCAGATCGTTCGGTTGAAGATCACATATTCGAGATCACGTGTATCGGCGAGTGCCCAGCGGACGATCTCGTCGCCCTGTGCGAGAGTGCACATGCAGTCGATCGCGTGGACGATCCCACGTGAGTCGGGGTTGTGATCGGACTGCTCCGCTTGGTGTGACGTGTCACCGATCCAGTAGATCGTCATGCCGGGGTACCGCTGCCACACACCACTCCGGCGTACGTCTAGATTGTGCGCGAGTGTTGCCACACTGCCTCCCTAAGACGACTTTCGCCACCAACCCTACGGTACCGGGTTGGTGGCGAGGGATGATACCGCCGTGTGGTTACTCGGCCGGCGCCGGCTCGACGACGTCCGGACGGAACCAGACGCTCTTGCCGTCGCGCCGCTCGGACGCGACCGTGCCCTGCTTGCGCAGGCGGTCCAGCGCGAGGTAGGCCTCGGCGACGGTGAGGTTCGGCTCCACGCCGGTGGCGACCTCATCACGGGTCTTGGCGCCGGTGGCGAGCAGCTCGTACACCTGGGCGGAACGGGCAGCGATCTTCTCGGCACGCGTGGGGCCGGTCTCGGTGGCGACGACGCCACCCTCGGGCTCGGTCATGATTCTCCTTCTAACGGGGGAAGGGGTCTTATGTTTTTGTGCGACCGTGTTACTGTACCAGGTTGCGTGATGTTTCCAATCGTGAGTAACGTCGATGACAGTTTCCCGGTCACCGATAATCTCACCCGTGTACGTGCCGGGTTCACCGTTGATGGCCCGCTGGATCCACTCGCCGATCCAGCGACCGCAGTCGACGGTGATCCCCTTGCCCCACGTCATACCCAGGCCGGGGACGCCCTTCAGTGGTTCGATCAGCCAGTCATCGGGGAACCCGAGGATCCGCGCGATCTCACGGTGTGTCAGTGTTCGAGGAAGCCACGGGTGAACGACCATCACGGGTCCACCACCGGTGATCACCCGTGCCGCTTGATCGGCCTTCCAGCGGACGGGCGTCGTGAATCCCATGAAGAAGTTGTTCTTGACGAGCTTCTCCTGGGTGGACTGCCACGACGTGGGCAACGTGCCGTGCGTCTCGTAGTACGTCTTAGCGACTTGACCGACGTGCTGGCCCGGCTGCCACTCGACACCGTACAGCAGGTCTCGCAGCCGGTTCGTCAGCGGGTTGTCGACCGCTACGTGCCCATCGAACGTCCCCGTAGGGGAGATTCGCGGGTTCAACCAGTCGGTTGCTGTAGGTAGCCTGTACCGCTGCTGCGACCACGTCTGGGGTGACATCCCCAGGTCCCAGATGACGTCCTTGAAGAGCGGGTAGGTCGGCATCACCGGCCGCTCGATCCCGAACGGCACCTGGGAGATCACCCAGAAATACCTTGGGCGTATCGCAGCACCGCCAACCGAGTAAGCATTGTGCAGTACATGGTGCAGTGTGTACAGTAAGCCAGTCCGCTCTTCAACAAGCGTCCGCAGCTGCTGCATGAGTACGTGACCGTCTTGTGATCGGAACGCTTGCGGAACGGACTCGAAGACCGCCACCACAGGACGAACTCTTGCCACATACTCAGCGAATGCCCACATGCAGTGGTTGATCTTCGAGTCGGCACCACGAAACTCCTTCGAGCTCATCACTGAGAAACCAGAGCACGGCGGGTTACCAAAGACGACAGGTGCGCCTCCCACTGGAACGGACCACGTCGCTGGATCGCCCGCCTCGGCCTTCCAGTCGTGACCCAGGAGATGGCGGTTGGCCTCGCAGTTCGCGACGCCAAAGCCGCCCTTCATCTCCCGCTTACCGACGAGCCTGAAACCCGCCTGCGTCATGCCAAGCGTGAAACCGCCGGCGAACCCCAGAACGTCGATCGCATCCATGGCTGAACCGTACTAGGCCGTCTGATCGAGGATCTTGCTGATCCGCACGATCCGCTCTACGCTCTCCTTGCCGATGATCATCTTCGCGTCGAGTCCCTTGTTACACCCGCCACAGACGAAGACGAGTTCGTCGAGGATGCGACCCTGGTTGACACCGACGTCGTCCAAGGCCCGCGAACAGTGAGGACACTTCGACGAGACGCCGTCGTAGCCCTCTTTCTGACGCGTTGCGTTTCGCTCGTTCTTTTCCACGTACTTCTCATGGAATCGATCGGCGAGGTCTTTCGCTGAGACACCTGAAGCAAGCATGATGTTGATGACGAAGTGAAAGGCGTCCACGCACTCCGAGATCACGTTGTCCGTGTTGTAGAAGCGCTCCGTTGCCCACGGCTTCCAACCAACCTCGTTGAGTGCTTCGTGGAGTTCAGCAGTCGCCGCGAGAACACTGGTTCGCACGTACTCAGCTTGCACGTCGGGACTTTGCGCCATAAATCCCAACGGCGCACGATACGTCTTCTCCTGCAGCACCTGCTGCCGAGTGAAGATCTCTTCGAGTCGGTCCATCACAGTCCCGTCTGCTTGCGGACGTTGTCGACGTCGATCAGCCACGCGTAGAACGACTCGCGTGTGAGACCCGGCAGGCGCTTGTAGTTGCTCGCCGTCTCGAACATGAACCAGCGATACACCTCGTACACGTGCGTGAAGTCGGTCGGCGCCCGCTGAACGAGACCACGGAGGAAGTCCGTGAACTCCTCGGTGTACTCGTAGCCGAACAGCTCGTCCCGCAGGTCCTTGACGAGGGTGTGCGGGTTGCGGTCCTGGGTGACGGCCGGTGTGCCGTACGTGACGTACCAGCCGATGACGTCCATCACCGCGCGCATCAGGTACGAGGACCAGATGTCGTCGTATCGACCCATGTCGGGCCACATGAACATCATGTCCGCGATCACGCCGTGCACGCTGGTGGACTGTGAGTCGAACGGGCACCACGTTCCCGGTGCGAGCGTGGCGGATGAGTTCACGCTCAGTACCTGCGGGTTGTGCAGCATCCGCTCGACGGCGTTGATGTCGGGGTCATCCAGCCACAAGCTCGCGACGACACCGATCGGTGTTGCACCCGTCCCGGCAGCCTGCCCGGTGTCACGCTCGGTCCAGGCGGACACGGGGAACCCACGGTGGATCACCGACGGCGTGCAGAGACGACCTGCGTTCCACCAACCCGTCTCCGAGCTGATGATCATGCGGTGATTCGGCTGCTCCGGGTCGAGGAGCGCCTTCACGCCCTTCAGCCAGTCGGCCTTGTATGGGTAGTTGTCGTCGTCTATGGTGACGAGGACGTCGGGTCGGTTCTCCAGCGCGTGGAGCAGCGCGAAGTTTCGTCGCGCGGTGTGATTCGGTGCGATGAACGAGTAGATCGCACGCTCGGTGACGCGAGGATCACGCGGGCCGAGGTACGTGGTTCGCACACCGTGCTGGTTCGTCAGGCTGCCGAGGAACTCGGTGATGGCCGCGTGCGGTGACGCCTCGTTGCCGGCGACGATGATCTCGTCGGTTTCGGGTTCGAGCTGCGTCACCCAGCTCGTGAGGTTACTCGGTACGCGGATGGACGGAAGAATGATTGTTGTCTTCAACTACTTGGCTCCGTTCAGACGGTCGTCGATCATCTTCATGAAGGTGGGGGTGCCGAGCACGTTGTACTGGAAGTGATCGTGCTGTGCGTTGACGATGAGCTCCCAGTCCTTGCGACCGGCAGTCGTGTTGAGGTGAATGACCTTGTCGCGAAGCTCAGCCGGCGTCCTCACACGAAGCCAGTTCGTGAGGAACGTGGGTGCGTCTCGTAGGATGTTGTTCTGCGTGTCGTACTCGGGGTGGAAGAAGCACACCACACCGAGACCGAACGCCTCCCACGGCTTGGTCGTGGCCCAGCCACTCCCGCTGGACGGCGTCGTCAGGGTCGTACGAACGCGGTGCATCTTCGCCGCGTACTGCGACCACGGTAGCGGCTCGATGCACAGTCCCGCGCCCCACTTCTCGCGAAGTGACGTCATCGCCTTGTCGGACCACGTCCCGTGGATGAACGCGGGTCGCAACGGCATGATCCAGTCGTGCATCGCACGCAGGCGGCCAAGTCGCTCCGGAACACCGATCGCACGTGCCTCGTTGATCACCACGCCGAACGGCTCCCGAACAGCCCACTCACCGTCGAACGTCAGCAGATCACCCGACGGCGTGCCGGGCAGTAGCGCGTTGAGTTCCAGACGAGAGTACGTGTTGTCGACCCACGCGGTCCAGACGTCACCGTCATCGGTGTAGCCGAGGTTCTCACGCGTGCGGTAGCTGATCCGTTGGTCCTCGGTCCACGACATGAACTCGGGCTTGTTCGGGTCACCGTAGCGCTCGTGCTTGATCCGGTGACCGAACCGGTATTGGGTCAGCACCGGATGCTGGAGTGGCCACTTCATGTCGCGCATCTTGAGGTAGTTGCGCGGATCGGCGTTGAGGAAGATGGGCTCCCGCTGGATGGGATCAACGTCACGCCAGTGGTTGATGCCGCGGAGGAGGAAGCCGGAGTAGTAGGTGAACGCATCCTGCGGCTTCGTCAGGATGGACCGGTCGCCGATCTTCGGGATCGGTGTGTTCGAGGTGCCGTGCTGACCGACCCACATGACCATCGCGTCGGCGCTGAGGAACGTGTCGACGGTTAGGTGCATGATGTAGCTGAGCGCCTTGATGTGTTCTTCCACCGTCAGGTTCGGGTGGTTGAGTCCTTGCTCGTTCAGGTACGTCCGCAGTCGTGGACTCCACTCGGTCCACGGGTTCGTGATGTTCGCAGGAAGACCGACGTCCTGCGGGTTCTCACCAGTGTTCCGACCGATGAGGATGATCTCGTCGTCGGGATATGCGTTGGCGAGTCGAACGAGTGTCGCGGTCATCTCGATGTCACCACCGAGGGTGCCGCACTTCGCGAGTGTCAGCGGCATCGATCGTCCTATTTTTCCATACAGGATCTTACGTCCCATCATGTCCTCTCTAAGGTGAGGGAGCAGGCCGTGTGACCTGCTCCCACTCTATCATGTTCGGTGATCGACTAGAACGCGGGTTCCGGCTCCGGCTCACCACCGGTCGCCGCGGCCGTGTTCTCCGGCCCGGAACCGATGTCGAGCGGCAGGGCCACCGTGGCCGATCCGGTCACCTGCGGCGCGACGAGCTGCGCCGTCGGAAGCGCCGTCGGAAGCGCGGTGGGGAGCGCCTGGGCGAACGCGACGGGCTGCCCCACGCCACTGAGACCGGCCGGCGCCGGCTTGATGGACTCGATGTTCTCACGATCCACATTCTGCCACTTCCGCGATCCGACCTTCACCTCGACGACGCGACCGACGAGGTCCTGAGCGATCTTGTACACACCGGCCTCGCCGTTCGGCAGCGTGGCGAAATACGCCTCGTCGAGGCCGAAGCAGTTCATGTGGCTGAAGAACATCTGCAGCGCCGGGACGTTGCTCGGGATGATGTTGAAGTTGTTGGGCAGGTTCCGTCCGGTGTACGGGCCGGCGATGATCTGCAGCTTGGTCTTGATCATGTCGTCGCCGTTCGAGTTCTTCGTCGGCTTGGCCTCGATGCAGCGAACGACGAAGTCTCCCGTCAGGACGGTCATCGCGTCCTGACGCATCTTACCGAAGTTCATGTCAGCCACTGGTTACTCCTGATGTGTGTTAGTTGGTGACGGCGTTGGGATAGACGGAGTTGAGGATGTTGGTGATGTTGGGGAGAAGGATCGAGTTGGGGAGGCGGCCCTGAACACGTTCGCCCGCCTCCCAGTAGTCGCTTGGTGAGATGTTGAGGACCGGCTGCCGCACGGTCGGTTGACCCGCGTCATCCATACCCCACTGGGTAGTGAGGTACCCACAGACGTCGACCATATACGGTAGAGCGTCGGTGATCTGTCCCTGCATGTAGGGACGCCACTTACCGTCCCGCATCTTCGTCTCAGCGATGAAGTTGACGACCTGCACCGTGTTGCTCGGATCCAAGGTGAGGTTCCGGAACTTACGAATCATATCGTCCATCTGAATTAGCAGCACGCCCCAGTCCTGCAGCTGCATCGCCTCGGTGCCCTTGAGAGCGTCGCGGCAGGTTCGCTGGACCTCGGTGATCGAGTCCCAGGTGATCGAACGGAACTGGTGTGGTCGCTGGGTGAGGTGCTGGTAGACGAGGGTCATCGTCGCCCAGTTCCGGACGGTCACACTGCAGAGATCCCAGGTGCCGTCGTGTTGCGGTATCGGCTCGGTGGCAGGGTTCCAGCGGATGCGCCGGAGCTTCTTACCGGTCTTGTAACCAGCCTCATCGATGAACTTCCAGCCACCTTCCGCATCGAGTGCGAGATGCGGAGGCGGTGACGTCGACGCGAGGGTGGTCTTACCCTGCTTCGATCCGGCGTGGATGAGGGTCGACAGGACGTGATCCGGGTTGAACTCGGGCAAGATCGTCCCTTCCGTAGTAGTGCAGTGGTTCGCCAACGACGAACCGTGAAGCGAGTGAGTCCTCGGCACGGGAGCCGTCGTCCATCATCAAACACTCACGCTCGAACGGGCACCACCGGCAGTGTGCACCAGGCGTCGGGTAGACGTTACGGTTATGCACCGTGCGAGGATGCGTGTAGACGTCACTGAGATGATGCTCCGTCTCGATGATGTCGTGAATGACGCCCGTCAACTGCTCGGAGAACGTTGTGGTCTCGATGTGATTGTGTATGATCGTCTCACGGTGGAAGAACGGCGGATTTGCCTTCACAGTCCGCTTCACCTTGCGAAGCATCGAGTAGACGGCAAGAGACACATCACGTTTTTCGGCGAGTTGTAGGATGAGCCGGTACATCCGCATCTGTGGGTTGAGCTTGATGCCCTTGAGTGACTCGATGATCGAACCGGTGGTCTTGTGATCGATGAACGCGAGCTGCTTGGACCACGCGTCCTCGACGAGTACGTCCAGTCGACCGATGATGACGACCTGAACGTCGCCGATCCGGAAGAACGCTGCTTCCACATACCGCTCAGACTCGATGATGATGAAGTCCTGATCCGCACCCGTCTCAGTGATCCACTGCATGTAACCCTCGAGCATGATGCGCTGAAGGTCGGCCTCCGAGTTGAACTGCTTCCGGTCCTCAGGAGACACGTCGTTGTTGGCGCTCAGGAACCTCTGGTCCTCCTCCAGGAGGACTTCCAGTCGTTCCCGTGGATCTGGACCGAGACCCGGAATGTAGTAGGTAGCGAGAGCGTCGTGGATCCGCTCACCGATCCGCAACGCACCCATGACGGACGGTCGCGTGGGACGAAGTCCGCGATGCCACGCGAGCCACCACTGCCGACGGCATCGCTTGAAGGTCTGCACCTCCGAGTTGGAGATGCGACGGATCGTGACGGTCACATTTCCCCCAGGTGTGCGTTCATGATGAAGGACTCCAGCTCGTCGAGCTCGGTGACCGTCAGGCCGTTTGCCTTGGCTCGCGCACGGTCCTGGGTGATCTGATCCAGACGGTGTACCTTCTCCAGGTAGCGTGTCAAGACCGTCTCTTCCACGGTGCCCTCGGTGACGAGATCGATGACGTTGATCGACTCGTGCACCTCGGAGCCGATGCGGTGAACACGGTCCTCGGCCTGCCGGTTGTTCACCATCGACCAGTCACGCTGGATGAACACGATGGTGTCGGCGGCGGTCATGTTGAGACCGGTGCCACCTGCCTGAATGGTGAAGAGCAGGACGGGTAGTTCACCATCTTGGAACTTCTTCAGGTTCTGCTTCCGTGTCCACTCGTCGACCGCACCGGTGATGAGACCGTACCGGATCTTCTCTTTGTCCAGTCGCTTAGCGGCGAGCTCGATGAGCTTACGCTGGACGGCGCACGCGACGATCGGCTTACCCTGCGCCGCGTCGATGATGTCCAGCAGTGCGTCAACCTTAGGTGACGGATCGACGGGAGTGACCGTGCCGTCGGGTGCAACATCACACATCGATCCAGCGAACTGTAGGAGGCGAATCTGCGCCGTGAGGTTCGACGCGGCAACGATCACACCGCCGTCGACGCGGGTCGCGAGCTGTGACTCCATCTCACCGTAGGCCTTCGCCTGCTTTGGCGTCATTTGCACCTTGACGAGCTGCCGCTGCTTACGCGGAAGCTGGGTCAACACCTCGTCCTTCGTCACCCGACGAAACCGTGGGCCGATGATCTTCTGGAACTCGTCACGGGTCTCCGGCTGGACACCGATCACACTCAGTCCGCCGTACGAGTTCCACGCTTGGAGGCAGTAGCGGTCGATGAACTTCGACCGTGTCGGGAACTCCTCAGGAGCGAGGAAGTGAAGAATGGACCAGAGGTCCGACGGGTCATTGACGATCGGTGTACCCGTCAGCGCGAACCGGTTTCTCACCGTTGGACCGTGACCGACAGCCCACGCAGCGCGGGTCTGCTTCGACTTCGGGTCCTTCATCCGGTGCGCCTCATCGAAGGTGACCGAACGGAACGGGATCTCGTTGAGCTCCTTCGGCTGTCTCTCAGCATCGGTGAGGTGGATGGACCCGTAACCCGCGAGACGCGAGTGGTTGCGAACCGCCTCGATGTTGATGATCACGAGTGCGTCGTCACCGGCCTGGTTGAAGAGCTTTCGCCGCTGGACCACACCACCGGAGATCACGTACGACTTCGCCTCAGGAAACCACTTTGCGGCCTCGTCAGCCCAGTTATGCTTCGTCGAGTTCGGGCAGATCACGAGCGCGGGCAGCATCCCAACCTCGGGGTAGCCCTCGTCCTTGAGTGTGGCAAGTAGCTGGATCGTCTTGCCCGTGCCCATCTCATCACCGAGAAGTGCCGAACCTGCGACACCGAGGAAGTCCTGACCGGCCTCTTGGAACGGGTAGAGCAGCTTGTTGATCCACGTCTCAGGTTCGAGCCGCGTGCGAAGAGCCATCGCCTGGTCGATGCGGTCGACACGCTCAAGCGTTGCCCAAGAGTTGAGTCGTGGGCTGATGTGCAGCTCATCCTTGAAGAGGCCACGTAGTTGAACGCACGCGACGAACGTGGCGGGAACCGACCAGATCTTCTCTTCACCGTGGTACTTCGACCCGGGAATCGCCTTGATGAGTTCCTTCTCCTCGTACCGGGTCGTCACATCGATCCGGTTACGGGTGGGGTTGTACTCGGCGTATGCCATCCTGTCCTCTCCCTGTTTACCCAGGCTTGCGTGTTTATCCTATCACAAACCGATGACGTCTGCGAACTCTTCAGGTCTCGTCAGTGCCAGAACGCGAAGAACTTGCGATGCCGCATCGTTGATATGATCGTGTCCAGGTGTCCACCAGCCGATGCGCTTGAGCGTGGTAGGACTCCCGATCTTTTTCGCATCGGAGGCGTTGGAGACGACAACGGTGATCGCTGAGTCACCTCGTGCGATCAGTCGGCATGCACCGAGCAGCTCGACCGGGTCGGCCTGTCGCGTCTTCTTCACCGTGTTGCCACCGGTCTGGTAACGCTCCACACCGATGATGATCTGTGGATCTTCCAGGTGCTCACGCGCGATGACGATCCAGCGGGAAACCTCGCGAGGCGCGTCGTTAGCCGGCAGTGAGTTCTTGGCGATGAGCGCCCGGTTGTAGTACAGCGTCAGGCCGGTTGCCTTGCCCGGATCCACCCCGATTACCGCCAATGGCCGCTTGTTCACGCCAGTCACCACTCAACCACCTGTCTCGATTCCACTTCATCTTCTGACCCCACCGTGCACCGAACGAGATCTCTGCCTCGACCGGCACCGGAGCGATGATCTTATCATCGTTCATCACCGCGTGTAGGGTATGGACCACGTCCTCCACGTGCTCGTTCGGCACGTCGAGGATGACCTCATCGTGAACGACGAGCATCATCCACGGGGTGAGACCGGCCTGATCCAGCTCCAGCAGCTTCATCTTAAAGAGAGATGCTGCAGCACCTTGGATCACATAATTGACGAGTGCGTACTCCTTGCCCGGCTCGGCGTGCTGTCGACGACCGGACAGTGGGCAGTCGGCGTACGGGACACCTTCGAGATGCTTTCGCTGGATCGCAAGGTTGAAGGTGTGTTCTTGATACTGACGAACACCGGGGAACGTGCCGTCGAAGAGGAGCATGTTCGATCGCACGGTCTCGATGTCGATACCGGCCGTCCACGCCATCTTAGCGAGACCCGCACCGTAGATCTTCGCGTAGCCGAAGTTCTTGATGCGTGACCGAAGCGGGTGTTCCTTGTCGATCGTCGGGTCGGAGTACACCTGCTGCGCGAGGTTGACAAAGAAGTCGCCGTCACTCCTGAACGCCGCGATCATGTTCTCGTCCTGCGCGAGCCACGCGAGGATCCGCATCTCGATCTGGGAGAAGTCACAGAACACCTGTGTGTGATTCTCACGTGCAGAGACACAGTTCCGGATCACCGTCGCCGCTGGATTGGTCTCGCTGACACGCGGAAGGTTCTGGAAGTTCGGGTTGGACATTGACATACGAGACGTCCGTGCGCCCAGAGTGTTGATGGACGGATGGAGAAGGTCGTTCTCGTCAGTCTCGGTGAGGTAGTGTTTGAGGTAGGTGGAGGCCAGCTTCTCCAAGCGACGGCGGATGAGCACCTGCCGCGCGAGTGGATGATCGATTCCAGCCAAGACCTCAGCGTCCAGTGAAACGGAACCGCCCTTGGTGGCCTTGCTGAACTCGACCCCGTCATCGTGTAGCCTCGCGATCACCTGAGCGTTGCGTCCTGGGTTGACGTTGTAGTTCCGGATACACCACTCTTTGATCGTCTCGCAGTGCTGGGTGAACCGGTCGTAGCTCTCTTGAACGTACGGCACGTCGATGTGGACACCGTAGCGTTCCATGTCGTAGGTAACCCACTGGACGGAGTTCTCGATGTTGAACGCCGTCTCTGAGGGTGTTCCCTGAATCCTCGGCCACGTGTAGTCGTCGAGCTGGTTCGTCAGCACGGGGTCGAGCGCGCCGTAGGACCAGTAGGGTTCGTAGTCGATGGGCACCGTGGACCACGTCCAGCCGGTGGCGGCGAAGTCCTCCTGCGAGTTCTTCGCACGCGGGTCCACGTACCGCACCGCGTTGTTCTTCAGCGCGGTCGAGAACGTCGGGTCAATGATGTGACACTGTGGGCGTGTGTCACGAATGCGACGCCGTGGCAGCTCGACTCCGGCCTTCTTCATGAAGCCCCAGTCGAACGGAGCGTTGTGTCCGACGAGGGTTCCCTCGTACGTCTTCACGACGTCGGCCATGATGCCCGACCAGCGTTCCCACGAGAACGCCCAGCCGTGTACGGAGTCACCGATCTGACAGAGTCGAACGTGATCCTTCTCCAGGCTCAGCCCCGTCGTCTCCGTGTCGAACGCGAGCTTAGGACCGTTTCGCACCTGACCGAGCCACCGGGTGAACGACGCGACGTCATCCAGTGACTCGATCAGGTGGAGCTCAACATCATCCAATGACAACCCAGCCACCCCAGATCAGTACGGCCCAGAGCACAACCAAGAAGATCAAGAGACCTACGTAAATGAGGATGACGTTCCAATCACCACGTCTCACTTGAAACCCCAGACGAGTAGTGCGACCGTGCCCAGCATGCAGAACGCGACGATGGCGACGACTGCTACATCAGGCCAGGTCGTAGTGCCTCGCGGCTGCTTCTTCGTTTCCTCCATCGTCCTTCTCCTTCTCCTCGTGAAACACCACGTCGACGCCAAACGACTCCATGAACGTGTAGGTCGCGCTCGCGTTGCGTTCCGCAGCCTTCTGCGAACTGGACATCACGACCACGGTCGACAGACCGGAGTTCGCGATCATCTTGCCACACGACCAGCACGGGTCGCTGGTGATGTAGATAGTACCACCCTCGTGACGGCTGCGGTCACTGGTGAGAAGCGCGTTGACCTCGGCGTGAAGTGACGGGCAGTCACGGTAGTCGGAGCTGAGTGGATGACCGTTGATCGCGCGACGACACCACGTGCTGCACGTCTGCTCCTCGTGAGGAAACCCAGCGGGTGGACCGTTGCGACCCGTGGCGACGATCCGAAGCTGGGTGTCGACGATCACCGCGCCGACACGGTCACGGTCGCATAGACTGCGCGTCGCCATCATCTTAGCGACGCGAGAGAACAGTTCGTCGTCACTGGGTCGGGTGGAGCGCATCCCAGTACCACCTCTCCGAGTCGCTGTAGTTCCCCCACGGGACGTCCACAAGTCGCCTCGCCTGCTTCATCACTTCATTGATCGTGTCACCGATCTGGCCAAGGCCAGTGGGAAGGAAGGTAGGCACGAGGTCCTCGTCGTTCTCGTAGCACTCCACCGCGTCATCGAGATCGTCGGCGTACAAGTGGAGCGAGTACGTGTGATGACGGTACCGCCCGGGCTGCAGCTGAAGGACGTTCGCGACGGTCAGTTGAAGCTGCGTGAACTGGAAAATGTCGTACGGCAGACCACGCCACACGTCGTTGGAGCGCATGGTGACGTCCAGCTCGAGCTTGCCCCGCTGGAGGGAGAACCCGAGTGCGAGCGTGCACGGGTAGTCCTTGTGGCCCGGGTCGTTGTCGTGCTGTGGGTCCCAGAGGGTCACGATCGCCTGGCGGGTCTCAGGGTCCGCTTGGAGCTTGCGGACGACCGACGGTAGCTGGTTACCGAAGGCTATCCGTCGCCCGTACGCTCCCCAGAATGCTCCCGACGGTTCGATATACCGGGCAAAGTTCGGTGACGCCTGGAGGAGGAGCTGGGGATCGGCGAAGCCACCGATCAGCTGGATCGCCTCCGCGGCCGCGACGCGCTTCGACAGCTTCCGACCCAGGCCGACGGCGAGCGCGTTGTACGGGCTCATCAGCTCGATCGTTGCGTACCCGATGTCGAAGGTCTTCAACCCGCGAGGCGAACGCACCTCACCCTGCTCGTGAACCTGACGCAACACGTTCCGGTAGGCCTCACGGCCATCTACACACTTGAAGAAGGTCGCCACTGAATGTTCTCCTGTCCCTGTCGTGCCCTCGTGATCGCGTCGGCGTAGTCATCGGCGCACTTGTTGTGGAACCGTCGGATGTACTGAGGGTGTGGCACACCGGGGAACGCTCGTCCTGCACCGTTCAGCTTAGCATGTGCGTGGCTCCCAAGAGGAACCACGGCACCGTCATCAAACGTCCAATACTGCGCTTCATGAACGTCATCCACGTCACACGCGTTCATGATGCCGAGACCACTGCGCAGCTGCCGAACACTCAGCGCCGACATGAGGTAGTGGCCGGACGTACCGCGGAACGGCATGAACGCGGGACGCAGGTCACCGTCGTACGTGGTGTTGCGAACCTCACCGACAAGTACCCACTCCGGCTTCGGCGGACCGACGTACGTGGTCAGGTGGTTCAACCGCTCGGTGACGGTCTCGCGCCAGCGTGCCAGCGCGACGAGGGACTCAGGTGACTTACCGTGCACCCGCGTGTTGACGGTCAGGTGCTTGTCGGCCATGAACGCGTACGATCCCGCGATCTTCGCAAGCTGGTCGACCTCGATCATGTCGTCACCGCGCTGGGTGACACGCTGGACGAGCATGTCCTGCGTGTAGGACGGGTAGATGATCAGCGCGCCACGTGACGCGAGGAACATCTCCGTGTAGTACCACAACGCCTTGTCGGCAAGGGTCTTTCGTCCGAGGACGGACGGGTAGACCCACTCACCGACGTGCCACCGATCGCAGATGATGTGGTGTCCTCGCTGCGGCCGGTAGGACAGCAGAGGTGTGACGTACTCATCCAGTGGGTGCATCGTCGGTGGACGACGGTGCAGTCGTTCGATCTTCTCGCCGGGCTGCTCGCGCTCGATCACCTCGGTGAGCTGCTGTACGAGGGTCGACTTGCCACAACCGTCCGGACCCTCAACGATGATGAGCATGACTACCTCCTCCGATGAGCACCGGTACGACGCATGCCGTAGCCGATGATGCTGAACGCGGCGGCCACCACTAGGATGACACCCAAGAACTTATCCACTACACCTTCACCTCCTCGGAGTCGATGTACGCGGCCAGCGCCTCGCCGTCTTCCTTGGTCCACTCGGTCGCGGTGCACTCGGCGATCTCGACCTTGAGGGCGCGGTTGAGGTTAGGAATGCTGTGGCCACTGTTCGCGATGATGAGATCGGAGCGACGATCGAGGTCGTTCTTCCAGCCACCACAGCGACTGGCGGTCTCGGCCTGCAACACGATCGCGTCGATGGCAAACTGCTTGATGACCCGGTCGCAGTCCAGCGCGAACCGCTCCTCCAGTGTGGATGTCCAGCCGACCCAGTCGTTGAGGTCCGCGCGTAGCGCGTTCTCCTCGGCACGCGAGTTCGACCAGTACACGTCCCACTTGGCGTCGAGATCGACGTCGTCGGCTGTGACGTTCGTCGTCTCATCGACGGGATGGGTACTTCGGTACTCGTCGATGGACTCCTCGACGTACCGCCGGCGGGACCGCTCGATGAGCACCTTGGGCAGCGCGGACAGGAGAATGAGGATGATGGGCGACACCAGAAGCAGAAACTTGAGCACGGACTTCTCCTCACATGAAAACGGTCGGGCAGGATCGCGATCGATCCTACCCGACCAATGATCACTTGTTCAGGATTCCCTTGAGCATGTCGTAGTCGGCGGCCTTCCGGGCGATCTCGGGATCGGTCTCGGCGGTG